CCGCCGGGATCCCCAGAGGCCAGCCCAATTTCATGGCCTCTGAGATGCCCTGCTGGATGTTGATCATGCTCTGAGCTACTGCAATCCCCTTGCTGATAGCAAATGCTGCAACAGCTGCGGCGTTAGACTCTCCGAACGCACCCGCCATCATTGTTCCCAGATCCTGTGCACCAGTTGCATACATACCTAGCGTTTTGTTTGCAGCGTCGATGTTAGCCTGAGCGATCTTGTTACTCGTAGCATCGTTGATTGCTGCCATGCGATCCTGATACTCCTGATACCCCTGTAACTTAGATTCATAGAGCTGCTGATTTAGGGTTAGTTCTGCCTGTCCGTCTGTACTGATTTTGTCCAGAGTAGACTGGTCCGCCGTCATCTGGAACGGATCGGTAGTGGTGATGCCTAAACGCTGATCCTGTGCATTCTGGATATCAGTGAGCTGATTACCGGTAATGTTCTGACCACCAATAGCTGCTATGTTTTGCCCCAGTTTTTTCGGGTCCGACTCATTCAGCATAGATTCAGTCATATCCCTGAACATGCGTTTACGGGATTCGTACTGAGCCTGGAGCATTTTTGTCACTTCTGACTCAGACGTACCCAGAACCTCTGCACTCTCTCGTATACGCTGTTCAATGGCGTTCTGTTGCTCTGTAAACTGCTGTACCTGAGCACCAGAGCCTGCAATAGAGCTCATGGTTTGCTGTAATATTTTCTGTGCCTGTATACGTTTTGCATCTGCCTGTTTCTGAGCTGCCTCGGCCTTAGTAGCCTCTGACTCGGCTTTCTTTTTGGCGGCATCGGCGGCCTTGTCATCTTCAGCAGTTAAACTTTTTACAAGATCTGCACGCTTTTTCTTATAGCCTTCAGTAAGGGTATCGATATCAGCTTGCATAGCCGTACTGTTACCGCCGTATGCCTTGAGTACACTCTTCTCAATCGCTTCCTTCGTCTGCTTGTACTGTACATCCAGTGCATCGATTGATGCCTGAGTAGCTTGTTTAGCAGTCTGGAAAGTCTTCATAGAAGCACTGATAGTACTTTTCTCTACGCCTTTATTGTATTCAGTGATAGTACTTTTAAGATTATCTAAATTGGCCTGTGCAAGTCCTACTGCAAAAGTTAAATTATTATTGAGTTGCTTAGAGTCTTTTTCGCTTTGAGATACCAATTGTTGACCAAAAATAGAACTATTTTTGAGTAGGTTTTGTTGAAAACCCTGCTGATAATTTTTAACGCGATCTAACCCTTCCTGACCAGTCGCAGCGGCTGCGGCGGCAACAGGTTTACTATTAAGTATACGAGTCATTAAATTTAAAATATCAGCCAGATTACTGGCGATTGGTGCAATCGCAGAGTTATTCCATTTTTCCCATGCAATACTTAATGTTGCAGTACTGGCACGGTATTTCTCAAATGCTGCACTCTGCTCTTCTGTTAGCTGAACTTGTTGAGTACTTAATTTATTATTATATTCCTGCTCTGTATTGTACTGCTTGAGTACTGTAAGCCTTTTCGCAGCGTCACTACCCATAGTCTCAAACATATTGATCATTTGAGATGCACTGAGACCCTGTGCCTTAGCTGCAAAATAAATGTGTGCGTACACGTCCTCGCCAGCATCAGCCATCTTCTGTAGCTCAAGAACGTTCAGCTTCAGCGGCTGGATAACGTCAGTCAGCATTGAACCTGCACCATTGGTGAGGGCATCGCCTATGCGATCTTTCAGGTCCTTAGACTGATCGGCTATGTTTTCGAGTGTTAATCCTACACCGGCGTACATGTTAGCCATCTGTTGTAACTGCGTGATACCTATCTGTGACAGAGAGCCAGCCTGAAAAATTTCAAATGCTTTCTCTGATTGCTCTGAAACTTTTGCCATAGTTCCGGCTATTGCCAGTCCCGCTACACCAACAGCCCCGGCGAGGCTCCCTACAGCCATTGATGTTTTGGACAGGCCAGTAGTGATCCCACCGAACGAGCCTCCCGCCCTGTCAGAAAAATCGCCGATACTGTTCGCCGCATTTTTTAATGATCGCTGAAGCCCGGATTCATCACCCCGTATTTCAAATATCATTGCCTGTAAATTATTTTGTGCCATTTTGTTTTACTCCCATCCATTGAAGCATATTTTTCTTCTGTTGTTCTGCGATCCGTTTCTCTCTTTCTTCTTTCTGCTCTTTTATCGTTTTGGTAGAGATTAAATTCAATGAATCCAGCTCGTGAATATTGAACTTAGGAATATCTTCTTTCCTGATATTGCCAGTACTCAACCATATAGCCTGTAGAAGTTCTGTATGGCGAATCTGTTCAACCTGAGCAGAATCAGGGTTTACAGTTTCGTTATATATCAACAGGTAATAGAAAAGCAAAACGGGCATGGTGCAGAGTTCTTCCACACCACACCCGTTTTTATTCAGAAGTGATAACGCCAGTTTGAGAACCGGATCGCGTCTCACTTTGCCTCGACATCTTCCGGTTTGAACGCTTCGGCAAATACGCGACCAATCTCATTATTCAATTTTAACTGAATAGTCAGGTCTACATTTTTTTCGACTTGTTCTGCTGAATCAAAAAGTTGCTTACCGGATTCATCTACTACACAATAAAATATAGCCTTAAATGGATCTGCAACTTCAGCATTGTCTTTAATCGATGGTAGTTTGATATAAACAGTAACAGTGTCTGTTAGTTTAAATGGTGTCAGTTTTACACCAATTACACTCATTAAATTTTCAAAATCCATTCTTCATTACTTCCCGGAAACTTCACCAGTAGCGACTGGAGCACCAGAGACGCTGACGACAAAATCACGCTGTACGGCACTGTCAAAGTCACCAGAGATGCTGTCTGATGTCACATAGCCGTTGACGATTGAGTAGTACGCCGGGCCGCTGGTATCACCCAGATTCTGGAAATAGGTGATTTTCACCTGTACCAGTTTCTGTGAGGAAGCTGCCGCAGCCAGCATTTCCTGTCCGACAGCACCAGGACGCCAGAAAACTGACAGAGTGAGATCGGGTACGTTACGGGAGCCGGGGATCTTCTTGGCGTACTGTTGTCCGAAAGTGTTGATACTGACTACAGTACTTTCAGCACCAGCAGCTGCCGGAAACGCCGCGAGTTCTTCAACCACTGTATAAGTGGTTGCCTGAACGCCACCTACTGGAGCATCAGCGATTTCCACTTTGACGTTGTTAGCAATAAACGTTGAGGTAAACATTTTTAATTCCTTTAAAATATAGGGTGAAAAATCCGTTTCACCCCTCGTTATTATTTATTTATACGTACAGGTTAAAGTACTTCATATATAGAGCTAAACCCCTGAGAAGTTCACCTGTATAAAAGCCGAAATACATACTGTTGTTTTGTTCTGTAGTTTCATAGCCGGGTCTGATTGCAGGGCACCATGTCCCATTGATTACATGATTTGGTGAAATTACATCGTAGTTATTTTGAATTTCTGTAAACAGCAAATCCAATAGTTCATGATCTGGATAACCCGCTATTGCCATCATTGATGCACCTGCTAACCACAATCCAGACATATGACCTGTGAAACCATCGTAAAGTACTTCACCAGTATCTTTAAAATAAGTCGGTGCATGACCATCATTATTTTTCATGAACCACTTCAGGTAATTCATCCAGTTCTGGCAGTACGTAATAATTTTCTGCGGTATCACATAATCCCCACGCTGAAACAGCTCATGAATCACATCACACCCTGCAAAAAATGCTCGAGGTTCATAACCTGACCATGCTTCAGCATACCAGTGCTGCATGATAAACGTATCTGGTTCCTCTCCATCAGGTAAGTACGCTAATGCGTCCTGTCTGTTCCATACAAAAGCCTGAGCACATGGGCCGGGTAATGCAGGTTTAAATTTATTAGTAAACCAGTTTTGGGCATCACAGAGGAAATTAATACTATTATTTAGTCTGGTTTCATCTATTGCAGTACCTTTGAAACACCATATAGCGGGTAATTGATATCCCGGATATGGCAATCCTCGCCAACCTGAATATAGTTGTGCGTATGGATCGGTAATGTTACTGAATGGGATTAAACCTGGAGTATATGCAAGACTATCTAACATATACTGCTTGATTACACAGTCACCCAGGCGGGCAGTATAGCCATTACCAGTACTGTTATTGAAAGTCAGTGTAACCAGTACAGAATAGTCACCCGTACCGCCATCATCATATAGTTCTGGCAGGTCATTAATACAATACCAGTCAATACGTCCAGAGATACCATCTACCGGATCATCATCCAGCAATAGTGTGAACTCTTCTCTTCTCGTTAAGGTTGGAGATGCCGGAATAGGATCTGTTTGAATCTCGCTGCCATCCTCCGGGTCAATAGTGAGAGGATGATCGGGTTGATAACTGTTTAACTTGAAATCTGTAATTGAGAATACTTTCGTTACCCACTCACCATTAGTTGCAGGCAGCATTGCCCACCAACGCCAGTTATTATCATCACTGATACGGAAGTTAAAATTATCGTTATAGCTCCGATAGGTGAAAGATAAAATATCCTGTTTCTCATTATCAAATATCCAGAAACCAACTACCATCCCGCCGCCACCATCCATAGTACTGGTAATGACGTTATCGTAATACTTCCCGGCAATACCGGATTGATATTCAAACTTAGTGACTGTATTTGAGCCATAATCCGAGATCATTCGCAAATCAGCAGTAAGGTATTCACCGCCGTCTGGTTTACTGATTCGGGTAAAATGATTCATTGGGATATTCATTGCCGTAATACTGCCATCTGTATTAGTGATTGGCAGACCGCATCGGTACTTAATAGCACCTTCTTCTGTTTTGGTTTTATTAACTGTAAGAGCTACGGCAAGACTGAGTGAACCTCCACTGGCATCTACACCGCCATATTCAACATAGAAATTACTGGTATTTTTGAATTTAAACCATATTGATTGCTGCTCTAGTGTTGTCTGGGCTGTAGCTGACTGGTTAATAACAATGTAACCCTCTGCATCTCGCGAGTACGTTGCCACCTGTTCACTCGGATAGAAATAATCATAGGAAATACCATCCGTGAACGGCGTCAGGGCCGCTGTAGATTTACGGAAAAACTGGTCAAATTTGTCAATGTCTGAGTAGCCGATACAGGTAATCAGAGAGTTTTGCCACGCTAACCAGTACTGCCGCTCTCCTGTGATATCCCAGAGTAATTTACTGGCCTGGCAAAACCATAATTCCGCATCTGACGCATTATCACTGAAATCGAGATCCCCATAATTATCGATGGGTACATGTACCGGACGGTTGTGCCAGCGTTCGTTACGTTTCAGCAGATAGCCGCCATGCTCTACCGGGTTACGGGTGGCATAGTTGAAGCGGTACTGACCACTAATAGAAGTGTCCTTGAGCTGTACTGTACCGATCTGGCTGGTTAGCCCTGACTCCAGTACATCCCCGTTACTGTCCACCTTGCGTCCTGTACGATCTACGATCCAGTCTACGTCATAAGTAGGGGCTTTGTTCTTCCAGTCCGTAGAGCCTTCTGAATCCCACATATATACCGTTGCGTTTACCTGGTTCCAGCCTAATGATGCACGTTCCGGGAACGCGAACCATACAGCATCTAAATACTCTCCGTAGTTTGGAGAACCATGAGGTATCTGAGTACGTCCGTTAGTCCAGTTGAACAGTACGCCCTTGAAGCCCCCATGTGTGGGGTACTCCGGATCCAGTGGATAGTTTGCCAGTACCGGTTCCTTACCATTGGCGATCCAGTTACAGCGTAGTGAGCCATCTGGCGGATCGGGGAAGGCCACACCGCGAAAGAAGGCAAGGTGATACCCGTTAAAGTATTTTTTCGCCAGTTCCAGGTACTTTGGATCCTTTGTTGTCTGATAGACATAGATAGCACCCAGAATAGCCAGTGACTGGCCTTCTGTAGTACTGTCTGAGTCCGGCTGTGCTTCCCACTGAGTTTCTGCAATAAAATGTCTGTTATTCGCTAACAGATAGTCTGGATTAAAAACGTAATGCTGAGTTTTGCTGTTCGTCGTTAATCCAGTATTCCGGTCCAGAAATTTTAAATGCCCCTCAATCATCTGTAGGGTATTGCTCAAATTGCCTTTTCTGATCATTAGTGTAAATCCGCCATGAGTAGAGAACCGAACCAGGTACTGCCCCCGTCTACGGATAAAAATTGAAAAATATCTACAGAATCTTTAGTAAATGTCAGTACTGGAGGTCGTCCATACGACCATATAACATTGCTGGGCCACTGGATTTTATTTGCACCTGTACCCTGAGTAACGCATACAGTAACTGTCTGACTGTTTTTATTGCCGCCTACATTGATAATGGATAATTGCGTGTCTGGTACTGACAAAGTTGCAGTGAATACACGTTTACCATCTGACATATCAATTTCGAGACGTTCTTTTACACTGGAAAGATTCAGGATATCCTGAGTAATTGTAACCTTAGTATCAATATTAGCCTGTAGTACTGCATCTTTTGCATCAATCTGTGCCTTAGAATATGTACCTACATCATTGTAATTCAGTGCAACGTTAGAACTTAACGGATAACCGTTCACAGTAGTAATACGCAGGGCAAACAGATCATTCGCCTGAGTACGGGAGTACACATCTGAAATATCAGCTGCAACTAACTGAATATTAGTACCGGATAGTGGCTTGTTATTAATTAAGAAGGTTTTCGGTACAAAAGTACTGTTACTATAACTAAGACTAGCCATATCGGTTAGCTGTGCTGACGTAAGTGTAATATTACCTGTCAGAGGTAATCCGTTTACTGTGACGCTTTTAGCAACAAAATTCGTATTAACCTGATTTTGAGAATAAACATCCAGAATATCTGAAGCCACGAGGTTCAGTGACGTACCCGATAGTGCATGTCCGTTAAGCTGGAAAACCTTTGGAATGTATGTAGCATCAGTTTGGGCCTTAGAGTACACATCAGAGATATCAACAGCTGACAGTGTGATATTGCCGTTCAGTACCTTCCCGTTGATTGTACGGCTGACAGGTACATACCCCGCAAGATCACTGGCGGCAGCTGCACCCAGTTCTGAGAGAGTGGGTTTATCAGCACTGCTGTAGACCCTGTACCATGCTCCGGTAGCTGCACTGGAGAAGTTAATAACCGGCGTACCTGTCTTGCTTACTACGAGCTGTGTACCGTTGCTGCCGTCCAGATTGGACGTACCGAGCATATCAGTACCTGTACTGGAACTACCCGCAGGCACCTTGATAAATGCGTTACCGTCACGGCCCTGATAGCTGGGGAACTCTGCCCCGTTTGAGCCTACGCCCCAGTTACCGCGATACAGTTCAATTTGAGACTCATCGAGTACACCCATCGACACCATTTCATTAGGTGCGAACATGTACGAACGGGTAACAACGTTGTCATAGTCAGACGAGTCGCTACGGGACGTGAGATAGCCGTTATACATGGCGTAGTTGATCGTAGTGTCGTTCTCGCCCTCATCCGGCAGTTCAACTTTGACCTGAACCAGCTCCTGCGAGTCTACGATAGCGTCCAGGCTGCCATGTACTGAGGATACATAGTTGACCTGAATAGTCATATCAGCATATGTACTGTCACCTGTAGTACGGGCTGAGTACTCTGAATCGTAAGTTTCCAGCGTGGTTACAGAAGTACTTTCGCCGAAACTGGGGAAGCCTGACAGCTCCTGTACCTGAC